CTCTACTCCACGAACCAAAAATTGATTTCCAATCAATTGAACATTAGTATAAAATCTCATTCTTTAATCAAGTCCTCATATTTTTCAAGAAGAGTTGGTGTTGGATCAGCAAGCGTTAAAATTTTGTCCGAACTCATCATAAATGTATCTTGTTTTGTAACGCCATAAAGAAATGGTTGTAGCGTTAATTGTTGTGCAGAAATTTGATTGTCATTAACAACAAATGGTTTTATCAACCTACAATCAGGTTCGCCAATATCAGCGCCAACTTCTTCAATCTGACTGATCAGAATCTGATTGTTCGTTAGTGCTAGGATCTTGATTAGTTTTTCCATCTTGAAGTACGTCCTCTACATACATTTCATAAATTTTTTCAACTGGAGTAACCATGGTAACCACCCAGTCAGTGGTTAAAGGAATTGATTTTTCTCTTGCCAAAGGCATCCAAGGATACATTGATACCTGAAATTCAGATTTCTTTTCTGGTTTTTTAGGATCAGTTTCCTCAATTGTCAATGGACTTGCGTTTCTCATTTTTACAACACAAGGTTTAGTAAGAAAATATCCAATAACCTTATTATCAGAAGAAACCATCTCCTGAACATCAGCGATTACGTCTTCTCCAGATTTTAAAACCAGGATCTTAACTGTCATAATTCACTAGTACCTCCACTTATTATATGCGAAAAAAATGGGGAAGTCAACCTGGATTTTGCCAGGTGCTTCCCGCGCCGACGATATTCAATTATATTTATTCTCCACCATTTCCATCACCAGAATCACCGTCACCTCCAGCACTAGAACGACTTCTTACAGGAACTGCTTTTCCTTTAGGAATTTTTTTAGATTTACCTTGAGAGTAAACGGTATGTGGAACTGCTCCTTTGTAAGCAATTGCTTCAAACTCTTTGAAAGATTTCATTTGTTTTTTAATTATTTAGAGATAGTCTTTCCTCTTATGATGATCTGGAACAATTCGTCCAAGAGTAATAGTCAGAAGCCCATCCTCAAAATCAACTGATCTAACTTCCGTGTCGTCAGAGAGTGTCCAGGAACGTGTAAATGACCGTTGAGCCAGACCTTTGTGTACATACCTGGTGTCAGTTTCTTTATCCTCTTTTTGACCTTCAACAAAGAGTTTGCCGTCTTGAGTGTAGACATAGACTTCTTTCTTTTTAAATCCAGCAAGAGCAAGTTCAAGTCTTGACTCTACATTACTGACTTGAACTAAATTGAATGGGGGATAATTTGAAGTTGTTTCGTGAAGACTAAAGATACGATCAAAGTATTCATCCAGTCCAATACTATTGCGCGTGATTCGTTCCATCAGTGTAGGAAGATCCGCAGCAGTATACCTTGTGAGGTTAGTCATTATGGTAGCTCCTTTAAAAGCGAGTTTGTGTTTTGTGGACCCTTACGGCATCCAATACTATTTAACCATAAAACAAAAAGAGAAGCAAGGTAAAAACCGAACTTCTCTTTAGGGTGTTCCGACTTTTGTAGAGTGCCGCACGAATGGCACGAAACTATTTATTCTGCTTCTACAGTTTTTCCTTTCTTGCCAATATTATATTTTTGTTCAAGAATCCAATCGTTTTTATCTTTATAAGCAAGAACTTTAATTTGATTAAGTGGCGCAATATCAGTTACAGAACTTTCTTTTACAACAGTAATCAGTCCCCAATCAGCGAGCAACCTCACAATGCGATTACGACGCTGAACATCATTGACGGTCAGATTTGCGTGTTTGCCATCTAGAGCAAACAGTTCTTTAAAGTGAACAATATAATACCTACCTTGCTTGTGTAGAATATGGCAAGACTGGTAAAGTTTTTTCTCCTTACGTGATGCAACTCCGATACGAGTCAAAGTTTCACGAACTTTCAGAAAATCATCAGGTTCATTAAGAATCACTTCTACCATTTTGTCTTGAGACCATTCAACAGTAGGTTCTACCGTGGTAGTCATTTTTTTCCTCCAATATCAAGTCGTTGTTTGATGAAAGTTAGTTGTTCTTTTGTTAAGATTTTCAGTGCTTGTGATGCCTTTTCATTACTATAACCATAGTATGATTTAATACATTCTAAGTCTGTAACCTTATCTTTACGGAGCCAGGGAGAAAATCTCTTCCTTTTCCTTAGACTATTTAGATAAAACGAATATTGTAGGTCTTTATCAAGATGATGACTCATATTCATTTCATTCGCAAACATAATGCAATCAATATGACCTGATAAACAACGATTGATAATATAAGGAGCATATGATTTTATTTCTTCGGATAAATTTTCTTTTGTAAAGTTAATTGAGTTTAACCAGTCCTTCAATTCCATAATTAAAAAGCAGTAGTTCTTTACGTTGTTTTTGCTCACGCATATATTCACCAACAGAACGCATTGTGTATGTGAGATCAAACTCAGCAGCGTTCCAGTTCTTAAACCTATCCTTTACAAGTTGATCGGAGTTATAACTCACTAACTGATCCATATCGTTAGCATCGCAATCAGCAGCAAACTTATCGTGATCAAATCTTTTGTGCATTGATCCCTTATTCCCGTAGAGATTATCCTTAATGTCATAAGGAGGATCGAGATACATAAAAGCACTCTTGTTTCCATCCATCAGATAATCATAGGAATAGTTAGTTATACGCCAATGTTCAATCAGTTTAGAATACGCAGGCAGTTTTTCGATCCCTCGCAGACTGAAGTTGTTTTGGGAAGCTTGTGGTGAAAATGATGAACTCTCCGTGAGACCACTGAAACTGCACTTATTGACAATATAGAAAGCCACAGCACGATCAAGACTGGGCAAACTCTGGTCATTGATTTGCTCCTTTGCTTTAAGGAAAAGTTCTCTTGCTAACTCTGGAGTATTGTTTGCCGTCTTAAGACTTACCAGTTTATCTTTCAGATCAGTTCCAAAAATCTGGAGTTGCTGCCAGAAGTTTACAAGAGGTTCATACAAATCATTCACACAAATATTTAATCCAGGATACTTTTTGGTAATATAAATCGCAACACTACCTCCACCAAGAAATGGTTCACGGAATTCATCATAGTTGCGAAGATCAGGAAAGTAAGGTCCCATCTTTTCACAAGCACGGGACTTTCCACCAGGATACCTCAAGGGTGTTTTAAGAGACTTCATTCAAATTCCCCCACTTTATTTGTTGAGCGTGATTCCTCATATGGAATAACACAAGTCACGGAAATAGCAGTTGATTTAGTTGCTTCTGCCATCTCACGATAACCAGTTCCAACATAAATTTGTCCGCCAACTACAGCAACAGCACAAGCACCCCAGAAGATGTAATACCACTTGGATTTAATTTGATGTCTAATCATTTGAACTCACACTCCACCATAAGTTCAGTAAGGGCAGCAAGAAGATTTATTTCTTGGTCAGCAACGAACGCACATTGGTATTGATACTTAGCAATAACAAGAACGGCAGCAGGAATAGACGAGGGTGAAAGATAATCAAAAGCGGCGTCATAAACCCTGCGAAGTAGATGAGAAGCGTCGTTGTCCAAGTTGGCGACCACCCACTTTCGGACCTCAGTAAAGTTCTTATCTTTGAGAGATTTAACCAATTCATTTACAGAGATGTCAGAGAAAGATGCAAGAATTGCCGCGTCAATTTTTCCTCCCACTGAATACCTTTGACATTCGTTGAGAACTCTTCGCCAATCTGGAAAATGTTTTTGCACCAGTTCAGCAAGTACTTTAGGTTCATATTCAATACCTTCTGTTTCAAGGATAGTTTGAAGTCTTTTAAAAAATTGTCCTGCAAGTTCTACTTTTTCTTTTCCTTTGATTCCGAACTCCACAACGGCACAACGGGAATGGAGAGGTTCGATGATTTTGTTTTTGTAGTTGCAGGTGAAGATGAATCTGCAGTTGTTAGCAAATTCCTCAATAGACGCCCGTAGGAGGAGTTGTACGTCTGAGGTTGTGTTATCTGCCTCATCAATAATGATGACTTTGTGCTTAGCAGTTGACGAAAGCGAAACGGTCGAAGCAAAGTTCTTCGCATTGTTTCGGACAGTATCGAGGAATCTACCTTCGTCGGATCCGTTAATGACATAAACATCTACTCCTAATTCATTGCAGAGTGCTTTTGCTACAGTTGTCTTACCACATCCAGCAGGACCAGCAAGAAGCAAATTTGGCACTTCGCCTTTATTTAGAAAGTCAGTAAAAGTTTTTTTAATATTCTCAGGAAGAATACAATCTTCAATTGTTTTGGGGCGATACTTTTCAACCCACAAAAATTCATTACGACTCATAATTTAGACACAATCAGGTTTTTTTAATTCACAGGTAGGAACAATTTCCCACCATTCAGTTCCATCAAAAATATACAACTTATGTGTATTTTTGTCAAGGAAGATGTCGCCTTTATTGTATTTCATACCCATTCGGGTTTTCTTTCGGGCATACGAAGATAATTATTCTTCACCCAAGGTTTAGATGATATGTACATTTTATATGCGGTAAAAGTGTCAATAGTATCGTCAAACTTCCATTCTTCTGGCATTGCTCT